CGGCCGGAAGCAGCAAGCCAGCGGTTGCGAGTGTGCCGCCTGCAATCAGTGGAATCAGCCAATCCTTGTTGCGATTCCAAAAGCTCGCCCGGTCGTACGACACATCGCCAGTCGTCGCATCCTGTTCCAAGCGGTAATCTTGGTTGGGCGACTCCAGCCCGTGCTTCTTCAGGATGTACTCGAAGCTACGTCCCGGATGTCGCGCCCAATACGTCTCTTCCGCAGGCGTGGCTTTCCGGCCATCAGCAAAGTAGTAGTGCCCCTGATCGTTCCAGTTCTGCTCAGGCCGGTTGAACTGCTCAGAAATCTCCTGACGCAGCACGGGATTGGTATTCATTTCCCGCGTGATGGCGTCGATGCGTTCCTGCCGCGATGAAGCCATGATTACGCCAGCACTTCCTGTCGCCACCGATTGTTGAGATACCGGAACCGTGCACACTTGCCGGTCGGCACGGCCACCGCTGCATCCGCCGCCAGATCCAACCGATTCGCCGCGTCCGACGATGCCGACTCGTGCTGCAACGTGATGGTGCCAGTACCCAGGTTGTGCAGCACGCGCCCTGTGCCCTGAATGCCGTTCCGAAAGCCGGTCAAGTTGAACGATGCGCTGCCGGTGAAGACAAGAATCGGCGCACCCTGCGTATCGAAGTTGTGCTGATCGGTCGTCGGCGCGACGGTGATCGTTTTCTTCAGATCCTCTTCCTGCGCCGCCCGCACACCACGACGTCGCTCTGCGCCTTCCCCGTTGGCGACGAACCACAGGAGCTGCACCGCATCACGTGTGGCGTACCCCGATTCCTTCTTGATACGGTCCAGGTCCGGCGACTCAACCGTCAAATTTTCGGCCACTACGCAGCTCCTTGCATTCGGCGCTGCAGGCCGGTGAGCTGCTGATAGGCCAGATTCATCGCTTCGAGCGACCACGAGCCATCTTGCGCGTTGTCGAAGATGCGGATCCGCATCCCGGTGTCGTGCAGGTAGCGCCCCGCCGCATTCACGAGCCGTGCGCGTGCGTTGGTCGAGGACTGCGCGGCCGTCACGAAATCGCCATCGGCGCTGACGATGGGATCGCCTTCGACCGACGTGAGCGTCACCGCTGCCGGGTTGATGCGCGTCGAGCCGAAGCCTGCGGCATTGTCGGGCGTGTTCCCCGGCAGCCATTCCACGGTCAGGGTGACGTTCTGGTCGGTTTCAAAGAGGAAATCGACCCAGCGCCATCGCTTCTGATGCGACATCGCCGGTTGCGCCTGCTCGGTGACGCCGAACAGCGTTTTCGTCATCCACTGTGCGCGGAAGTTGGCCCCGTTCGCCGAATTGCCGCGCCAGAGCTGGTACACGTAGCCGCCCGTCGTGATGTTGGCCTCACCCGAGAGCAGCACCGAGGCCTGCGTAGCGCTGTCCGCTTCACACGCGGCCGACATCGAGCCCCACAGCGGCCGTTCGTACCAGACGCCCCAGCGGTAATTCCAGGTGACAGCCGTCGTCGGTTCCAAGGCCGCACCGGACGCGATGAACCACGTCACTTCCCCGCGCGTGATGTCAGGCAGGCAATGACACTTCCGGCGAGCGGCATAGCTGAGGCCCGCCAGCGTGTTCTTCATCGGGTGGCTGATGATCGTGTCGTTCTCGCCGTCAAACAGGCGAATGTCCTTGAGCGGCGTCAGGTACGCAATCGTCACGCTGGCCGTCACCTGCACCTTGCCGTTCTGGTCGGTGTACTTGCTGCCTGCCGGGATGCGTGCCACCGTGCGCGACGTCACCCAGCCGGTTTGTGCGTTGGTCCGCGTGCGCGTCCAGTCGATGACGTTGCCGATGACTTGGCCGGTGCCGCTGACCGTCCACAAGGCGCGTTCGGTGCCGACGACAATCTGCCCCTCGAAGTTGCCGAGCGATCCCGTGCATTCGTCGCCCACGGTTTCGGCATCGCTGAAGTCGAGGAAGTTGGCCGTCGTCAGAACCGATTCCGGTTGGCCGGGATCCGAAAAGTAGCCGCGTGTCGGATAGGCGTCGGTCTTGAAGTACCACATGCGCTGCTTGTGCGGCTCGCAGAAGTACGCGACGGGCGGCGGGTCGCCATGTTCTTCCAGGATCCGGTTTTCGAGGATCGTCAGATCCGCCGTGTTGTCGGTGTACGCAACGGACGTTCTGCCGTCGATGTAATCGACAAAGTAGAAGACGTCACCCGTGCCGGTCGTGCGATACAGTTCGTAGCCGGTCACGCCGGTATTGCCGTCTGCCGCCCACGCGACCCCTACCTGCCGGTCCTGCACTGACAGAAACGCGCTCGCCACGGATCCGGCTTGTCGTGTGCCACCGACCAATGACAGGAGTTTGTAGCGGTAGCTGCCGAGAAGTAGCCCCGCTGATACGGACAGCGTTGCTGTTGGCGTCGGGCTTTGTGAGGCACCAGCAATCGCCAGCGTGGCATTGATCAGCCGAAATGGCGTGCTCTTGCCGTTGGTGATGTAGAGGGTGTCGCCAAACTGTGCGAAGTCCGCAATCGTTCCCGGCAAGACGGTTGTATAGGCACCGAGCACTGTCCACGTGACGCCGAGATCGTTGGAGTACCGCAGCGACCACTCGCTGACGCCATCGTCAAAGACGCCAATCAGCCGTCGCGTGATCGATCCGCCTGCCGTCTGTTTGTAGTGAAACAGATTCCGCACCCGCACCGCTGTGCCGCCGCCAGTCAAGACCGGCGACGTGTTCTGCTTCTGATAGCCGAGGATGCGCTTCGCGCGGCCGTACTTGTCGATGTACAGATTCAGCGTACCGCCCGACGAAAAGATGTCAGGCAGAGCGATGGCATGTATTCCCTCTTGCTGGCCGAGGAACGCATCGAAAAGCTGGACCTGTAGCGGAGTCCCGACAGTTCCTTGTGCGGCTGGTGGTGGCATCTACCCTCGCAGCACGATCCAGCCGTTGAAGTAGGCGGAATACAGAATCGTGACCCCAGAGACAGCAGGCATCGCAAGGTCAACGAAGGTCGGACACACCAGACGGCCATTTCCGGCACCAGCCGCGTTGTTCACGAGTGTCAAGACGTACCCTGACTCGTTGAACAGCACATGCATCGTGCCCTGTGCTTCTGCCAGAACGCTGTTGATGATGACGCCTGCTGCTGTCGGCCCAGCGATCCACAGGACATGGTTCTGACCCACGCCATTTGGGTTGAAGTTGTTGTACGTCCCAGCAGGCATTGCCAGGTTGGTGTAGCTCGATCCCAACCGTACAGGCGTCGGCAGCGCCCCGCCGACGACGTACGGCAGATCCGTCTTTCGCGCATAGAGCGCACCGTCAACGCCATCGAGGTTGTCAGCATTCCCGGCACTGGTTGCGTAGTCCGCACCACCTGCACTCACAGCGCTTTCCGCACGCAGATTCGCCACCGTCACGCCGCCAGCTCCAGGCCCCACCGCAAACGGCGGCTGACCAACGGCACGGCTGAACGTCTGTAGACCCGTGATCGTCTGATCGACTTCAGCGAGCACGGCGGTCTTGCCGCTCAGATTTGTCGAGGTATTGGCAAGCGCTACGTTTGGCATTCGATCCTCACGTCACATGCTGACGGCTGTACGTCAGCGTCTGCGGCCGGTCGCGCCGGAAGCCCTTCATCGCGGCGACGACAGGCGTGAACAGCGCATCGGCCAGGGTGTCAAGTTGTGCGGCACTGTCGTCCAGCCCGATGCGGATCAGCTTCGCCGCGAACGTCGCCAGCGGCGTCAGGCAGATGTCGGGGTACGTGATGATTCCGGCCACGGTGATGTCGGGCTGCTGCTGCAGGCCGTACCAGCGCACCGCGTATGCGGCTTGCGGCAGCGGACTCCAGTAGAAGCTCCGGCCGTTCGTCCACGCTTCCATCGGGACGCCAAACGTGACCGTTGCCAGCGATGCAGGCCACTCGGTCGCAGGTAGATGCGCCCCGGCTTGCTGGACGAGATCAATCGGATGCAGCGGCCGACCGGCTGCGTCCAACCGCCAGAGCGCATCGACGCGCAACACATCGAGCGGAAACGGTGTCGTCTCGCTGCCGGGTGTCGTCGTGACGATGCCCACACTGTCGCCGAAGGCTTGCGGATGGAGCGCGAGGACACTTTCAAAGTAGTCCTGCGCCATGTTCGCCGCCGTCAGCGCCTTCACCACGCCATCCTCACCCGGCTGCACCTGCAGCTCGGGATGCAGCAGCTCCATGCGATCTAACAGCACCTGACCGCTGGCAGCCATCAGTTCACCGAGTACGTCAGCCAGCCCGCGACGGCGACGGCCGTGCCGAGCGAGAGATTCAGCAGTGCGCCTGCTGCCGTCTCGAAGTGGCCTTCAGGATCGAAGCCCGGTGCAAAGCCGGTGTTGGCGGCGAGCGCCACCGCACCCGTCAGGTTCGTGCCACCTGCGCCACTCTGAAACTGTGCGGTCACAGCCGCGCTCCCAACGAGCACGACGTTATGCACGCGGATCTTCTTGCCCGCCACAGCCGCCACGAGCGTGTTGTTGCCCGCAGAGGCCGCGATGATGGCGGCACGCAAGACCGTCTGCGTTGCGCCGGACTCGTGATAGCTCGCCATTAGCCCCCCGCGTGATGCTTGGAGAATTTCGATCCGTTGCTCGTGCCGTAGCCGACCTGAATCTGACAGTGCCGGTAGTGGTCACGGGCAATCTGCCCCACATACTCGCCCCGATGGCGCTGCCGCGCATCGGTGTCGCGTTTGACTTCCTCGACAATCCGGTCGAAGTAGATTTTCCCGTTGCCCCACTTGCGTGGGCTGCGGTCGTAGATGGTCGCCAGCGTGCGGGCATCGAGCGGCATGTAACTGCCGTCGCCGTACCGCACCGGAAACAGCATCTGCCACCCGGCGCACATCCAGTGGTGAATGCGCGGGTTTTTCACCCACACACACCAGCGTTCATGCACCGGATGCCACACCACACGCAGTTGCGGGTCGATGGCGTCTACCTCGCGCCGAAATGCGTCCGGGGCCAGCACGGCATCGGCCCGCCCCGGATGGAAGAAATGCCAGCTCCGTTCAGGACCGAGCGGCTTCGGCTTGCTGATGGGCGTCGTGACGGTGCCGATGTCACGCGCATCCAGCCGCCCGCCGCTCAGCCCCGGTACCGGCTCACTCTGCAGCGATTCCCACATCGCCCTAGCGTCCGAACACCTTCAGGTGCAGATCCCGATGCGCTTCGACATGCTCCTTCGTACCCAGGAGATGCTTCGCCATCCGGCTCTGCGCCATGTTGCGGGCGCTCTGCGAATCGGTCTGATAGCGCTCGGTCGCCTGACAGACCGGGCAGCGCAGCCAGCCCTCTTCGTCGTTGACGATGAGTTCGGTGTACGCGACCGTCTGCTTCACCCAGCGTGGAAGCTCGACGGGGGTTTCCGGCCCGCCGCGCAAGGCAATCGCCAAGCGCTGCCGGTCGCCGTTGGCGTCGAAGTAGGTTCGCACCTGCCCGGCGTCCGAGCCGGTCGCGCCCATTGACGCTCGCCCGCGAGAATCCCAGCCCGCCATTGTCGGGAACTTCGGGAAGTTCGCCCCGCGCGTCGTCTTCATCCGCATCCACTCGGCGTGCTGATCGAGATAGCGCTGGCAGCACTCCTTGATCGCCGTCAAGCCGACCCACGGTACTTTGTCGTGCTTCTGCACTTCTTCGAGCGCATAGAGCGCGTCAATCACGGGAAGAACCGCCTGCGGATTGACGTCGCGGGGCATGGCAATCCGCGCGACAACCGCAGGCGGCTTCCCCCCGTGATCGATGATGAACTGGTTCTCTGGCAGCGAGAGCGCCACCGGATCGAAAGTCTCTGCGCTAATGGCCTGCATGGCATCCCTCGTTTAGATAGCGACCGCCACCGGGCTTGCGGCGACGAACGCCCCGTCATCAATCGGTTCGTAGGTCAGATCCCAGCGGATCGCGCCGGTCTTGTTCGCGCCCGTGGTCAGGTAGATTTCACCCTGCGGCGCAATCCAGTGCCCGGTAGCCGGACCAATGAAGGCCGCGCCTGCCGTGCTCTTGACGAGCGCCGTGCCGTCACCCTTCACGAGAATCATGCCGCCCACTTCAAGCGACGACAGATCGACCGTCGCCGCGACGTCAACCGCCGTACCGACGGCTGCCGGGCCAGGACCGAGCGCCTTGCTGGAAATCTTGGCGACGGGATCGGTGGCCGCAATCACCGTCGTGACCGTACCCACGAGCAGCGTCACGCGAACCTTGCCGCCGTTCACGCGAAAGAGAATGTCCGTCGAGGTCTGCGGCAACAACTGTGCGCCCCGCGACACCTTCACTTCAGGAAAGATGCGCTTTTTGCCGACGTATGCCATCGCTCTACTCCCTGCCCCGTTGATCCAGAGTGGGGCTCCTCTTGTGTGCGCGGCGCGGTCGGTTTGACCCGAACACGCGCCGCGCCTCTGGTGAAATTACGACTCGGCGACGTCAGACACACGGACGCCCGCAGCCGGGTTGTCCGTGATGAACTGTCCCTGCCAGTACATGAGCACTTCGTACGTGGCGCTGGTGGTGTCCTTGAAGAACGGTTTGTCGGGGAAAATCTTCGAGATCGGCATCGGCAGCTCGTTCTCGCCGTGACCGATGAAGAAATGGCTCTTGTCGAGCCCGATGATCGTGTTCGCCTCGAAGAAGGGATCCGCGTACCACGGCACGCCCGAGAAGTCATAGATCGACTTCCCATCGCCGTCTTCCCCGGCACCCTTGCTGCCCGATTCGCTCCGACCAACACCGCCACTGATGCCCACGGTCCTGCCGAGCGCGTAATAGCTCTCGTTCCGCAGAATCTCGTGGTACCGCCGCATGATGGGCAGGTTCGACCACCACTCGGTCAGCATCGCGCCCCCCTTCTCCCGCACGCCATCTTCGGCCTGCAGCAAGAGGTCTTCGGTCACGACACGGTTGACGCCACCGTTGGCGAGCACGACCGACTTCCAATACGAGTTGCCCGCGATGGTGCGGTCGATGTTGCCGACGTTGCCGACGACCGCTGGCGGATTGACGTCACTGACGAGCCCAAGAATCCCGTTCAGGTGACGGCTCGTGGTCGTGACGCTCACATCGCAGGTACCGGCGATGGTGAGATAGTCACCGGCTGCTGTGCCTGCCGAGTTGGCACCAATGGTGACGTTGCGCGTGATCGGATCGACGTCCTGCACGGCCACGGCTGTGCCGTTCGCCAGGATCGTGTCGTTGTCGGTGTCGTCCATGAAGTCCACGACCATGCCGGGCTCGCAGCGGGGCAGGTAGCGTGAGGTCAAAGGATCGAGGTTGTCGGCCGCGCCGAGGGTCAGGAGTTCGCCGCGTCCGGTGCCGAGCAAGTCGGCGTTGACGAGCCGGAAGATGCGATTGCTGATCGAGCGGTCCATCAGCTTGACGACGTTCTCGAACGCCGCTTCCGAACGGGTCGCGTCCTGAATCAGCTTCCACGAGATGTCGTAAATGCCAACGAACTCTTTCAGCGCCCACGTGGCTTCGGCCGAATCGGGCTGCACGGGCGTGGGGAGTGGGCCGCCCTGCGCGATGCCTTTCCACGTGCCCGCGTTCTTGACGAGGATCGGCGTGAGGTACTGCCCACGTCCATCCAGACGCACCTGCTTCCGCTTCATGCGGTTGAAGAAGTTGCGTTCGAGGTTGAAGAGATAGAGGACGCGATCGGTGTCCGCGTACGTATAGCGGAGTGTTTCGATCAGGTCCGTGGTTGCGGTCGCTGGCATGTCCGTGCCTCACGTGCCGCAGCGACGTGTCAGAAGATGAACTAGCCGCCGTTTCCCGATTGCAACCCGGCCCATAGACGAGACGCCAGCGTTTCGGCTGGTTCGCCGCCTCTGACATCGCGGGCCTGACGGAACGCGCGGGGCGGGCCGCCCGGAACTGCTGGGGGCCGGGCCGCTGCTTGCGCGCGTTGCTTGTCGAGTGTGCGGATGGTCTGCATGTAGCCCTGCCAACGGTCCCGCACCATCTGCTGAAATGCGCCCGGTTCAGTTTCCCACCCGGTGTACGAGTGGTAGATGTCCTGCATCATTTCGTTGACGATGGGATCGTTGGGCAGTTGCAGTTGCTGACGGGTCTGATGGAAGAGGCCGCCGAGTTCCTGCTGCTGCGCCTTGCCGGTAAAGCCCGACATGTTCTGCTGCAGTTGCTGGTTCTGCTGGTGCAGGAGTCGCAGCGCTTGCTGCGTCTGCGAGAGTTGCTGCGCCACTTCGCGCACAATCCCCGCCACCACTTTGCCCTCGACATAGGGCGCTTTCTCCAGCGCGGAAATGAACTCGTTCCCCTGTTGCTGACCCGCTGCTGACTGCTGCTGCTGCCGAATCCGCGACTCGTACTCCTGCTGGAGTTGCTGCCGGGTCTGGTTTTGCCACGCCTGCCGCTCGGCGGCATCGCGCTGGCGCATCCGCGTCAGTTCATCTTTGGCAACGTAGCCGCTTGAAAATTTGTCCCAGGTAATAGGCTCTTTGCCGCCTGGAGGAATGAACGCACTCGTCGGCGTCAGCGTGATCGGTTGCGGCGCGCTCGGTGCGCCACCGCTGGATCCGCTGGGAGCTGAAGGTGCGCCGCCGCCACTTGGCGCTGCGCCCGGTGCTTCATCAGGCATGTCGCCTCACTTTTCGAGTAGACCCGAGAGGCTTGTCCGTGGGTCGTCTGCCAAGAATTGGCAGGTCCACGCGCTCGTTCCAGGTCTGCGTTCGCTGCCTTGTGCGTGCCCACGCACGAGACAGTTCAGGAATGCCGGGCAGTGTCTCGCTGCACAGCCGTTGCAGTCAGTTCTCGTCCCAATCAACGGCCACGAGTTGCGCGCGTTCTTCCCTCCGGCGCTCGATGCGCCGGACAGTACGGTTCAGGTTTGAGCGGATGCGGTTGCGCTGGGTGTACATCCACCAGCCGAGGTCTCGGACTTCCGGCCGGTGGGCAAAGGCGTTGGCGATCTGATGCGGGTTGCAGCCTTTGCCTACCGCCGCTTCCAAGGCCGGGGGTTTCATTGCACGCGCCCAGGTGGCGGCTGCGGCTGCTGGGGCCGCTGCGCTTGCTGCTGAGCCACTTGCTGCCCTTCGGCCTGCGCTTGCGCCTGAATCATCTGTGCGGTCTGCGGAGCTTGCTGCCCCTGTGCGGCCAACTGCCCAAACACACGCTTGACAGTTTCGGCAGCGGCCTGCGCGGCGGCCTGCTGGGTTGCCTGCGCGACGGCACTTTGAATGGCCTGCTGCTGCTCGCCCTGCGCCCGTTGCTGCGCCTGCTCCTGCAGGAACTTGGTGTGCTCCTGCCAGCGGTTTTGGAAGAGTTGCTGCACCTGCGGAGAGGCTTCCAGGAATTCGGTCGTCGTCATCGCCGCTTCGAGTTCATCGAGCATCGCGGCGTGATGGTAGAAGGGGAGGACTGGCGGCACCGGCTCGGCTTTCCACAACCGCCCGATGAGTTCGAGCGCCAGTTTCCGATCCTGCGACTCGTGGCCTTCGCGGGCGGCATCGCCGAACTGCAGATCGGCCGCGACCTTCGATTTATCGATTTGCCCGGTGCGTTCGTCAATGTAGAGGATGCGAAGCGAGCTATCGAGCCGTTCGCGGACCCGCGACTCTCTGAGGGCGCGGAATTCGGGCAGAAGCGAGCCCCGGTCCACCGTCACCGTGTAGTTGGTGCCGCTTCTGAGGATCGGGTCGGCGTGGAACTCCAGTACTTCGTCTTTCTGGCTCTTGTCGGTGTAATGGAGCGTGCGCGCAGGCGGGTAGTACTGCTTCACGCGGTTCAGGCGCATCTGCTTCACCCGCGCGAAGCGTTCGCCCAAATGCTGATAGAGGGGTGCCCATTCGGTGTCGAGAATTTCCTGCAGGAGCGGCACGGCCTGCGGCCCGCGCATTTGTGAGTACGGTTGGTCCTGGAAGAGATCGCCGCCGCCTGACAGGTCGTTCAGGAGCTTGATCACGAGATCAATCGACTGCATATGCGCCTGCGGCATCTGTTTGCCGGGCGCGGGCATCACCATTGGCTGCCCCTGGTCGTTCAACCCGTTTTCGATGACGCCCGGCTCGTCGGTCGGGATGTCGGACGCCTTCAAGGTCGGCCCGAGCAGGGTCGGCTGGTACGCGCTCGAATTGCTGAACTCGCCGAGCTGGCTGACGCGCTTATTGAGGAAGCGCTGCGGCGCGATGAGGTCGGTGCAGTAGTCCTTCGTGAAAAACGAGGTCGTGACCGGCGTCCAGTGGAAACTGACGAGCGGAATCTCGTCGTATTCGTTTTCGCCGTCTTTCAGGATGCGTTTGTCAGGGACGAAGCAGGTATAGCGCCCATGCGGCAGTTTCTTGCTGCTTGGCTGCCAGCGATGGATCACCAGATTCATCGGCGGCGCGTCCTGCTCGACGTTGCCGGTCAAGAGCGGCACCAGATCTTCGAGGACGCACCCGGCGAGGTTCGCATCACCCAACTGTGTGACACGTGAGGTCAAAATCGAGAAATTGGTGTCGGGATCGAGCCCCTGGACAGATTCATCGCCAAATTCTTCGGCGATTTGTCCGTGGGTCCAGACTTCCGCGATGTAGACGGCCTGATCGGGGGCCAGTTGCTGCAGATCCTTGACACTTCTATCGACAAACACCTGCAGCGGCCCGTACACGACCGACCCGACATCGCCGATGTCTTCGATCATTTCGTACAGCTCGAAACTCTCGACGGGACGCGGCTGCGGCGGCGGTTGACCGGGCTGTGGGGGGCCAGCAGGTGCGCCCTGCTGAATGGCGGCGTTTTTCTGGCTCTCGGTGACGATGACGTCCTGCTGCTGGAGCTTGGAGGCCAGGAGATCTCGAAACAGCACTTCCCCATCGGGAAATTCGGGTGTGGGATCGGAGAACTGCGGCGTCAGCTCGCGCCCGGCACGTGGTTTCCAGCAGATCTTCTCGACAGCCACGCCGCCCACGCGCATCCACTCCAGAATTTCCCACGTGCGCGAGGTCTGATCGACTTTCTGGTCGAGCGCCACGATCAAGCGGTCCACAATCTCGGCGTGCTCGAAGGCTTTCGCGTCTTTCCGATCCGGCCGCGCCTTGAACGCGGGCGCAATCGAGCCGAGACGGCCGACGAGCTTCCGGCCCCGCTGTGACAGCAGGTTGAAGACGAGCGCGAGCTTGTTCGCGGCCGGGCGTTTCATGGTCAGCGTGCGGCTGGCGTAGGTGACGCCCTGCTCGCCCGCATCGAACGCGAGATTGGTCAGCACGCGCGCCTCAACGCCGCCGCCACTGCGCGCCTTCTGCCCTTGCAGGCGATGGAAGTCGGTCGTAAACGCCGAGAGGTCGGTATTTTCACTCGGCATCAGTGCCTACATCTTTCCTAAATGTGGGTCGTACCCCAACACCAGCTCCGACTTCTGGACGGGGCTCACCGTTGTGCGGCTCGTCGCCACGGTGAGGCTGAGGATCACCATCTGTTCCCGCAGATCCGCCAGATCCTCCAGGATCGGCGTCACCTTCTCGTCCACCAGCATCTCCAGGTAGTCGTTCAACCACCACGCGAGCAGTCGATCCATGAGACTTCGCATACAGGGCTCCGTACTGCGCGGCAATGTCCTTGATGGCGACCGCACACTCGCCGAGCAGCATCCGGTACGGGTTGTGGACACCGAGCTGACTCTGCGCCTTCGCAATGCGCGTCAAGAGCACGCTGATCGAACGCTCGCTGCTCATTCCTTGTCCGTTCGGCGGCGTACGCCGGGATTTGGTTCGGGCGGCAGCTCAATGTCACGACCCGCACGCCCGGCATAGCGCCGTAACAGATCGCTCGGAGTCGCGCCGCGCTTCAGCGCACGTGCCGCATCACGCGCCAGCGGCTCTACGCCCTCTGATTGGTAGTACCCAAGCTGGTTGTCAGTCACTTCTTCGCTGCCGGTTATGTCCGCTCCGAGCAGTTGCCGCAGTAATTCCAAGAGCTTCGGATCGACCGGCTCTGGCTTGGTCTCACGGTTGATATTCCCGAGCAACATTTCCGGGGGCACATGGCGCACCGGCATCACTGAACTCCTAAATGCGGATCGCCGCCTGTCACGCGCCTGCCGCCGTACTCTTCGAGCCACGTCGTTGGGCGATAGGTACTCGTCGCTGTCGTGTGTGGCCGTCTGGCAAGCACGTGCTCCAGGGTGTCGAGCGTGTGGTCCTGCTGTTTGAGCCGTCCGAACTTCCCGGCCAGCGATTCCTGTTCGGGCCACTGCGCCTGTTCCAGCTCGTAGGGCAAGACGGAGAGCCAGGGCGCGAGGAAAATGCGGTCGTGCTGAAAGTACTCGCGCGCAATCTCAGTGCGTTCTTCGACCCCGGCATTCGCGCCGAAGAGCGTCAGCTTGTAGTTCTGAAATTCGCGCTTGAACTGCGTATTTCTGTCGGCGTACAGGCCGCGCACGCCGTACCGCGCCATGTGGTGCATGACGGCACCGGCCCATTCGGGAATCGACACGTCCAGCCATTCGTGACGGCCGCCAACGTACCGATAATTCGGCGCTTCGTACAGGACGAAGGCCGTGCCGACGTGATCGAAGGCCGTGAGCGTCATGGACGTGAAGGTGCCGGTGTCCGCGCCACCGAGCACCGTCCACGTGCTTGGGACGCGCAGGTTGTCGGGTGTCGCTTCGCCGTCAGGATTTAGCCAGAGATGCGGATGCGTCCTTGGTGTGAAGACCTTCTGCCCGCGCTGATAGGAATAGACACTGCCCACGAATTCGCCGAGCTTCCCCTCGTACGCAATCGCAAACTTCTCGCGCGTCATCAGTAGGCGGTCCTGTGCTTTCGCGCTCGCGCTGAAGGTGTACGGGTTGATGTCTCTCGCAATCCCGCAGGTGCATTGCCAGTTGGGGAATTCGGGATCGTTGTGCCCGCGCTCGTGCAGGATCTTCACCCAGGGACGATCCGGTGTCGTGGCGAAGAAGGCGTAGCCGTCACGTCTCACGAGGTTCTGCTTGAAGTCGGTGTAGCACTCCAAACCGGGCAACTGGTAGGCTTCGCAAAACACCATGCAGTCGTCCTCTTTGCCTTTGAGGCCGTCCTTGCGTTCCCAGCTTCGCGCTTCGTAGCGCGTGCCGTTGGCGAGATCCAGAAACATGCGGCCATCGCGGGGCCGATTCTGCAGCGAGACATACGGCAGGTTCATGCCGCGCTCGGAGCACAAGGCTTCGAGCAGGTACTCGAATTCGGGCACGCACGTGTCGTACTCGACGCCAATCAGTTTCACGCGGCGATTCGGGACGGCCGCAAAGCCGGTCGCCCACATCGCGGCCGATTTCGACTTCCCGATCTTGAAGCTTCCGAGTTCGCCGATGACATGCGCGCGGCCACCAGGACGCGGCAGGGTGACGCGCCATTCAGTCGTCTCGTCAGGCAGCAGTACCTGCACGGCACCGATTGCGCCGGGTGTCGTGATGGTGTCGGTGAGCAGCAGGCCATCGGCGGCACACCACGCTTGCGCTTGATGGACGAAGGGGATGAATTCCATCCGGTCGCAGACCGCCTGACGAAACCGCGTGAGGGCATCGTCTCGGTCGGCGTTGGAGATCAGGCGTGCGGTCACACGCCCCACTCATCATCTATCGGGCGTGGCGGATCGCTGACCGGCTGCGGCGAGTGGTCGTTGATGAGGCCGCTCCACTTGCCGGTCTGATGCGTGATGATGAGATGGGTCAGGGCGGGATAGGTCGAGCGGTACATATCCACAGTGCCAGCGTCTCGGTACTGGTACTGCTCCGGCAGCGAGCGCTCCCGATGGGAGCGTCGGCGATCCGTCATGCGTACCCAGAGGAATCAGCCATCAGGCTCTGCCACAAACAACCAGGACGATGCGTGTGACCGGCGACGGCTGGTTCCTTCGTGGTGGCGGGCAGCGCCTTGCCGTGCGCGCCACAGAAGAGACAGCATTCTTCGTCGCCCCACACGATGCCTGCCCACTCGATGGCTTCAAACGCCGCACGGTAACGCCGGACGAGCGCATGAGAGGCCCGATCCTTTTTCAGCTCAGCCACTTCGGCCGCGATGAGTTGCAGCCCGGCCATAATCACGCGCAGGTGTTCCGGCAGCAGCGGCGAATCGACAGGCGGGTCGCTCACGTCAGGCTCGATGATGTCGGTTAGCTCAGCCAGCATATTTCTGTCAAAACCGTAGTGCGGACGCCCCATCACGTGTCAATGAGCCGATTTATCACCGCGATTACGGAGTCCGTCCTTGAACGCTTGCACTTCCGCAAAGACCGCATCGACTCGTGGCGCATCCCCACCGTCATCCGCCGCAGCGAGAATCACGTGCATCAAGGCGACAGCTCCGCAGAAAAACGCATCGTGGAGACCGCCACGAAGTATCGGTGTCACCACGGCGGGCAGGGTCGCTTCGAGATCCGCCCAGGCGTCGGCCAATTCAGTTCCCGGCTGGGTTAAGACTTGGTGTCCACGTGCATGCGGCATTTCAAATTGCTCACGCCTCTGCGCGGAATCAGCACCTGCAGGGCGGCTTCCATCACGGGATCGCTCGCCTGCGACTCGTGCCCGATGCCGTGCGCCAGCCACACCGGGCAGCCTTCCGCAATCTGGTGCCCGCAGGTGGCGCACCACTCGGATTGGTACGCCGCCTTGTCTTCTTCCGTGGCGAAGTAGCCCATTACTTCCGCCGCTTCGGCTTCTCGTCGTCGTCGTCCTCGTCCTCGTCCTTGTCCACCTTCGGCTCAGCTTTTGGCTCAGCCTTGGGCAGCGGCTTCGGTTCCGGCTTCGGCACCGGCGCAGGGGGCGTGTCCGGCATCTGGAAGACGTGATCGTACGCGGCGGCACCGGGAAGAAACGCGTACTTGTCGTCATGGACCGGCATGTGCGGCCCCGCGTGGCAGCGAGCACAAACCGGTTCGCAGAGACAGGAACCGCCCTCGCTCCGCTTCGGACAGTCGTCGGTCGGCAACGGCGTGGGTGTCGGCTTGAGCCCCAGCCCCTTCTCATGCTTCTCAGGCACGAGATGCTTCTCGTGCTCGTGCTTTTCGTCGGCGGGCTTCGGATGCACGGGTTCGTGACTCGTCATCGTCCACTCCTTGCTGCGGTGAGGGTAAACGTCAGGGTGTTGCTGACCCGGCCGTCAGCCGTCCGTACCTGAATCGGGATCGGGATCGCCACGACCGCCGTCGCCATGTTCACGCCAGTCGTCAGCTCGGTCGCCGACACGTACGTCGTCGGCTCGGGGCTGCCGTTCCAGATGATGAGGTCGGTCGGTTGAAATCCCGTGCCACGCACGTGCAGGGTGAAGGACGGTGCGCCGAGGGCCGCTTGAGCTGGCTCGAGTACGGTCAGGACCGGCACCGTGGCGACGATGATCCCCGGATCGGGAGCCACGAACAGATGATCAAACGCCATGTGAATGGGGAACTCCTGGAGATGAATCCCCATGTGCGGCCCAATCCCGCAGCGCGCGCAGACCGGCTTACACTGACAGGAGCCGCCTGCCGTGCGCTCTGAGAGCGTACAGATGGCGTCCTCTTTCCCCTTGGCATCCGGGAAGTCGAAGAAGTACTGATCCCAAATGTTCCGGCTCTTCACCACAGGCGGGTGGTACGTCTTCTCGCCTTCGTGCAGTTCCAGATGGCCCATCATGGTTTACACTCCCCTACGGAGCACGTCGCTGCCGCGCCGCACGTTTTGACGTGTTTACCGTGCGGTCCAGGAATCAACGGCGACGTGACTCCTACTGCAAGCTCCCCAGGCCGACCTTACTCTCCGGCCCGCCCTTCTTCTTCGCCTGAAACTCTTCCCAAAACTTCGTCGCCATATCGACCGTGCCGCTCGTCCCCGCCAACTTCTTCTCAATCGCTTCCAAAAACTTCAGCGCCTTGGCCAGCTTCGCGTCCTGCAGGTGCGCCACGTTCTCCTGCATCAGAAACCAGCACATCCCGTTGTACGCCCGCTCACTCGCCTGGATCATCCGGTCCTTGCCGCTCTTCGCCATCCACTCCCGCAAGTCGAACCGTGCCGCCCTGACGTAGGTGTGCCCCAACCACTTGGTGGCCAACGTCGGCACCGCGTCCTCCGGGATCGTCGGGTCGATGGCCATAAGCACCATCTCGGGATGCACTTGGAGTTCCAGCCCCTGCGCGAACCAGCGGGCCTCGTCTAAGGTCGGTGTACGCCAGTTCGGACTCGTCATCGCCTTCCACCACCACGCGGTACCCACAGGCCCGCAACCACCGCACCACCGTGTCCCACCCCGGCCGAGGCCGCTGCCCCAACCGATACCGCTCAATCGTCCAGTGATTCAGCCCCAGCCGCCTGCCCAACGCATGGTCGTTCAATGCCGCCCGCTGCATCGCCCACCGCATCAAGGCGACCGCCTCTAACCCATCATCACAAAAGACTTCCCGCCGTATCGGTAACACCTGTCACGCCTCCAACTCCCGGCCGACACGCTGCTTTGCGGCGCATCATACGCTGATCCCTCTCCGATTACATCTGCTTTGAGCCGATTTCTCTAGCCGGTTCGAGTCGAGTCCTACCTGCCGTCGCCAGCCGCACGTAGCCGACTCCCCACCCGTACACACCACCCAACCCAGGGGTACCTACCTACCTGCTGTCTTTGGCTAACAGCCTGCGCCTACTGCACTTGCGTGTGCAGCCTTCCTCTCAGTTGCCTGTGCCGTGATCAGTTTCGTGTGCGGGCTATAGCCTTCTCGCTGTCGTGAGAAAACCCCCCTCCCCCCGGTGTGCAGGCGTGTGCAAGAGCTGACGTTCTGTGCATGAGCGAAATCGCTCAGAACTGCACACCAATCTGCACAGAATCGCACTGGCTTTTCCAGACGCCAGCGAAAGGCTCAGAAATGCTAGGGATTTTGACGACGTCCGATAAGGGACCTTATGGTTACCCTGGTTCAGCCTGCTAGCACGTCACTGGTACGTGTTACCGCTGGCGACGGATCGCCACCTGTGCGGAGCTTGCTACGTTTGGCGGTACCGTTTGAGGCGACGTTTGGCGGCGACGTTCTGGCGGCTGGTTGCTGTCGGCTGGCAGGGCAGAAGGGCAGGGCAGAAGGCTAGACAGTGCCAGCGGCTGGCGACTGGTAGCAGGTTGGCGGGTCTCGGTTAGCATCCTGGTCTCGGTTGCAGGCTAGCAGTCTGGTACGTCTGCAGGCTAGTCGGCTGTACGTACGTAAGCTGTACGTACTCAATACCACGCGAATTAGGTTTTAGTCACAAACGGCTGTTGGCCTTTCTGGCTAGCGTTTAGCCACTGTCGGCCGCCTTTGCGCCTATTCCCTTGAAACGTTGCGCGCTAGTCTGTAGTATTCCTGTGTATGAATTCCTTGGATCTGATCGTCGTTTTCGTCGCGCACGTTCTGGCGTTTGGGCTGATTGTGTATCGGCACTGGCACCAGAACTAGACCCGCATCGGCCGCATGTCGCGGCTGTTGCCTTCAGTCCTGAACGGACTAGAGACGTCTGACATGAAACCTTCTGAGCTTCGCACTACGTTAGCCGCCACGATACCCGCTGGCGATCCCGTGCTCATCACCGGCGCGCCGGGTCTCGGCAAGTCGGATATCGTCGCCAAGGCAACCGCCGATGCGGGCGCGGACCTGATCCTGTCGCATCCGGCTGTTGCGGATCCCACCGACGTCCGTGGTTTGCCGTGGATGTCCGAAGGCGCGGCCACCTTTCTGCCCTTCGGCGAATTGGCACAGGCGATCCGCGCGACACGGCCAACCGTCTGGTTTTTGGACGATCTTGGGCAAGCGACACCAGCCGTTCAGGCGTCCTACATGCAACTCCTGCTAGCGCGCCGGGTCAATGGTCATGCCCTCCCTGATTGCATCACGTTCATTGCGGCGACCAACCGCCGCGTTGATAGGGCTGGCGTGTCTGGCGTCCTGGAACCCGTCAAAAGCCGATTTGTGACCATTGTGGAACTGAAGGCCGATTTACAGGAGTGGTCAGAGTGGGCCATTGATCACAACCAGCGGGCGGAGGTTATCGCGTACCTCCGTTTTCAGCAGGATGCGTTTTCGGCCTTTGTCGCCACCGCTGATCTGGTCAATTCTCCGTCTCCGCGTACCTGGTCGCACGTCTCGCGGATCCTCAACCTGAACCTTCCGGCGCACGTTCAGTCCGAAGTGATCAATGGCGCGGTGGGCGAAGGCGCGGGCACAGGCTTTAATGCGTTTTTGCGGATGTACCGCGAATTGCCAAACGTCGATGCGATCCTCCTGTCGCCAGACACGGCCATTGTCCCGGACAGCCCTTCGGCCCTGTACGCGGTTGCGGGCGCACTGGCGGCGCGCGCCACTACGGCCACCTTCGCGCCGATTGTGACCTATGCCAACCGCTTGCTGCAGGCGGCGCGCGGCGAATTCGGGATCCTCATGATCCGCGATAGTGTGCGCCGCTGTCCCGACGTCCAGCATACGCAAGCCTTCGCCCGCATGGCGATTGGCGACCTTGGCAAGCTGTACACAGGAGCACTCTAATGAATACTCCTGCTATCGTCGCCGCCGATCCCTCCGCTGAAACCTCCATCCATTCGCGCGCGGTCCTGGTCTGGTTGCAGATCGGGACATGGGCCGCGCGCAAGTATGACAAGGCCGCAACCGCCAAGATCTTGGCGCACTATGCCGCATCGAATGATGCCGCGCGGGTCAATAAATCCCTCCTGCCAGCCGATGCGACGTCGTACAAGACCCTGACACAACTGGCCACCGCGATCCGCGCCATGCACTACGCCAAAACCTTAGCGTGGGCGGACGAAGGTTGGCGACTCCTGCCAACCGCCAACTACCAGGAGTATGCGTCCTGGTATCGGACAGCGGCGCAACAGTTTGCCGATGCCCGCGCGCAAT